TTGTAAGTTGTATCTTCTTTTGTTCCTTCTATTTCTTCTGCGCTTAAAGTGTTTGATATAAGTGTTAAATCATAGTCTATATCTATCTGCTTACCTACGCTGTTAGCAACATCATATCCATCAACATAATTACCATACATTAATCTATTACCCATTAATGTTTGTGCCTGTGCGACTCTTGGTACATTATCAAATAACCTAAGTAATTGCTCTGCGGGCAATGCAGTAAATATTTTTTTATTAGTAAACGTAATGTTTTCAGAATCATTATCTGACCAACCTTCATCTGATTTGTTAAACCTTTCTATTACATTTACATTTTGACTTGTAGAAAACTTAAAAAGAACATCAACTGAAACTACATTTCTTCCACCTGTTTCAAAAGTTACTCTTACACTATTAAAAGTGTTAACCATTGCAGCGTTGTCAAAAGTCTTGTAATCCAATCTAAAAGGACCAGGGCTAAATGCTGTTTGTGAAAATGGAGATATAGCAGAATATTCCCCATCTTCATATTGCCATCTATAAGCAAAACTCAGGAATAACTCTTCCATATAGTTTTCTCCACCACCTAAATTAAACTGCTCTATAATAGGTGAGTTTAATGGAGGTGCTAGTATAACCCCAATATCTTGTTCGGTAATATTATCTACTCCAGATACAGGAGATAAATAAGTTCTGTTTACATTTATTTTTCTAGGAGGATTTAGATTATCAGTAAAAAACAATAAACCATCAATTAGGTTTATGCCATTCATTATATAATCTTTATCAAAATTTAATACTGAAGTAGATATTACATGATAAAAAACTAAATTTAATTTAGTATTATATGATACTATCAAATCAACTTTCCCTGTTACAATAGAATTAGTATTACTAGGATCACTAATAAACCAGTAGATAGTTTCATTTGCACCATCATCATAAGCGCCAATACATCTAGCGTCATCACTCAACACCTGTCCATTAAACTTTACCTGTACTAGTAGCTCATTTCCCTTTGAGTTTTCTACAGCTCCAATTTCATTTCCTTCACTTGAACCTAGTCTTATATTTAAAGCATCAATGTATTCACCTTGAGGAACTAATCGTTCATCAACGCTTTTATTCATTCGCCCTTTTATGAAATTCTTTTGAATCTTAGCCATATTATTTTATCCACTTGTTTTGACCTCTTAGATTCATTAATAATCTTCCTGGGTGCATATTGCTTATTCTAAGTTTTGCGTTCCTTAGAAGCGCTGATTTCTCTTTTCTAGACCTGTTTATGATGTATTCCTGCACACCATATTTACTTGATAGTATTACATACTTCATGTAAGAGTATACAAACTCTTCAAATAGCTTGTTTACGCTTATTTCAGAGTCGTCTCCATTCTCCATTCCATCAGATACATATTCAAGAACTATTAACTCTCCTGCAACATCTGAACTAAAATTAATTACACCACCTTTTTTGTTTATTTTAAATGTAGGGTTAGCATTTGCCGTCTCTGTATTTAAACCATACCTAGCTCCAACAGGATATTCAAAATACCATAGGCCATTATAAAAATAACCCTCTTGTCCATTGTATGCGCTTTGTTGGTTTAGGTATATAGTTTTATTACTTCCTGTTATTCTATCAAGATCTAATGTAGAGTTTTCAGGCTTTAAAACATTACCATCTTGGTCAAATAAAATCCTGCAATTATTGTCTTGCAAGTATGCATCACTCCAATTAGTTTGAATATTCTCAGTCAATGGAAACAATGTTCCATCTCTATACATTGATATTCTAACCCAATTAACATAGTCTTGTGGCAATACAAATCTTAATGTATCACAAACTTCTAATTCAAGTATCTTAATTTCTTTTAAAGAGTCATAGTTTAATTCCTGTATAGCTCTCTTTGCATGAAATATAATGTTATACCTCTCAACATTATTAATTAGTTTGTCGTTTCCAACATACATAACCATAAAGTTATTTACTATATCATTTAAAGATATGTATTGATACGAACCCCAATTAGCATCTTCGGGTTGGTTTCCGTTATTTTCGTAGTACTGATAATCTGTTATATATGCCATATCTTATGATGTTAGATTGGGTGATTGTTGGGTATCATCCATCTGTTCCTGTGCTTGACCAAATTGAGTTAGTGATATTTCTCGTATTGACATACCTGCGTATTGCAATATTTTGTTTATAATATTAACTTGATCTGATAAAGGTAACTCAAAGTCCTGATAATCAAGTGCTGACTCATCAAACAAAGGTTCTCCTGCTGCTAATGTAGCATACGTCCAATTAGGGTCTTTAGGATATCTAATATACTGAGAAACAACTGTTCCTGCTGTAACAATAGATTCAGGATAAACTGTAATTGTATTGCCTGTATTAACATTGTTTGCACCTCCTAAAACATACGCAGGGAATGAAAGCCCTGGAGTAGTAAGTGGTGAAGAGTTTAAATAAAATATTTTGTTTTGAGATACTCTCTCTATTTCTGTTATTCCTTTTGTACTTAAAATTGAATAAGATGTGCCTCCAAAAGTTCCTGTAAAAAAATCATTAGTCGATATTGTTAATTGAGTTTCGCTATCTACACTTACAACAAATGCGCTTCCTCCAGAATATATTCCTCCTCCTGTAGTATTGACTATTAACTGACCTGCCACTACCTGACCTCCTGTAACAAAAGTTGCTGCTGAATCTATTAATGTATTTCCTGTTGAACCAAAAGTTAAAGTACCCGTAGCTGTAAGGTTTGGATAGTAATTAATTTTATCTATTAAATAATAATCATCAGGTAAATCAAACAAGTTTATACCTGTGTTAATTAGTCCTTTAGTAGAAGAAAAACTATCTATTACTTCCACTAACCCTTTTATAATATCAGCATAATCACTTCCAGATACTCTTGCATTTTGCTTTACAATCCAGCTATTATACTGATAAAAATAATCTTCAAATATATCTAATTGAGCTTGTTTTGCATATAAATTAAAATCATTAGGAGTTATATACCCATAATTATTTTTGTTTGCAATTGAAAGAACAGTAGCTCTTACTGTATTTATTATTGATGCCATTTATAAACTTATTTTCACAAAGATACAAAAAAAGAGGCTTCATATTTTGAAGCCTCTTTTGTATAGTTATTATTTCATTTTAGAATCTAATATTTTTAAAACTTCTAACCCTTCATCACTCTGTAAAAATGATGCTAGTATAAATAATGGGTCTTCACCATAAGGAACAGTAAGTAGTTTCTTCTTGTTTCCTTTTAGATTATAGTAAACATCTTTTTTGTTTTTTAATGTTAAAAGATTTTCACTAAAGAAATTAGCACATTTGTTTTGAAGCTTTAATAAAGGATCATTCATAGCCTCCATAAAGTCATTTGGATATCTCTTAGCAAATAGTCTAACATCTCTTTTTAATTCAGAAGAAGTTAAATTCTCAACTCTTAATCCTATTACAACTCTAGCTATAGTTTCAAGCATTTCAATACCTAAATCTTTTGCTATAAGCTGAGACTCTAAAGCTAAGTCTAAAGATTCTACATCTTCACTTGCGTCTCTTTCTTTGTCAACCTCTACAAACATCTGTCCGTTTGATGGATGATAAGCTAAAAACTTTTGTAATATCTGATTTTGTTTTGATACAAACAACATACCATCTTCAAAGACGATAGGTTCTAAGATAACATTCTTGTCTTGCTCATCTTCAAAAATACTTTTTGAATTTCTAGCATAACGTAATGCTTTATTTATTCCAGTTTCCTCATCAAACCATAGTAATGACCTTCTCTTTGTGTTTCTTGAAGGGATACTGTAGCTTAAGGGCGCTCTGTTTTGTGTTAATTTGTAAACCTTGTCTACAAATACTGGTTTGTTTTTTAATGCCATATTGATTTAATTTTGATTTAATTTATAATAAAAAAAAGGGAGCTACTTTAATTCACTCCCTTTTGATAATTTACTTCTAGTTTGTAAAGATAAAGAAGTTATTAGCACCTAAAGTACATAAAGCTCTCTCTGATAAGAAGTTTACTTCCATCGCATCTAAATCCGATGTAGCAGCTCCACCAGCTGAACCTGTAATCCAAGTTTTATAACGTCTGTCTTCAGTTTCTGAAGCTCTGTAACGAACGTGTAAGAATGGACGCTTTGCGTTCTTTCCTAATACTTGGTCATATACAGTAGTTGAACCTGCTGGTACTAAAACACCATTAATTGCTCCACCTACGATATCTCCACGCATTGTCGGGTCGTTTAGGTATTTCCAGTCTGTCTTGTAGAAATCATAACCTCTACGGAATCCTGTAAATCCTAAGTTCAAAGCCATCTCTTTGTCATTGTCAAAAAGACCATATGAAGTACCACCTGCTCCGTAAGAGTTTTGTGATGCTAACATATCATCAATATCAAATCCAAATTCTCTGTTTAAGAAAATAACATTCTCTTCGATTGAACCTTGCTTATCTAAACGAGAGATAATAGCATCAAAATCTGCTAATGCAGCAGGGTTTCCACCTGACCATACATTTCCTCTGTTTTCAATAACATAAAACATTCCTTCAGAACCTTTGTTACCAACTCCAGTTGCTACACCTTCAACGATTGCACCTGCTCCAGATGCAGCTTCAGCAGGAACTGCTTCAACCATTGCTGTTTCTAGGTAATCTTCAAAACGTAAACGAGTTTCGTGTTCTGATTTCATGTACCACAAGAATCCAGTTGCACCGTTTTCTGTAGTTACTTCAATCCATCCAATTTGAGCCATGTCAGAACCTGATACTGCGTAACGGTCTTTAATGATAATTGGAGAATTTTCAAAGATAGAATCATCAGCTTCTAGCTGTCCTTGCATACCAACAGATCCTTTCTGAAATTCAGAACCATAGATAAATAAAGAACATACAACTCCTGCTGCCATTGTCTGACCTCCAGCTGCATAGTAAGCTACATCAATTGTACCTGCCGCTGTATCAACTGCTGTTACAATAGCTTTGTTGCTATTTGTAGAAGCCGCTGTGCTGTCAGATAACATAATTGTTTGTCCAACACGAATTGCGATAGAACCAGAACCTGGTACTAAAACATCTCCAATTGTTAATGTTGCTGTGTCAGCTGCTGCCGCTGCTCCTGAAGTTACGTTTGTGTACTTCGTGTGTAGTCTTCCTTGCTCTGCCCATTTGATAAGGTCAGAGTTAGAAGGCATTTCAGCGCCTACCATTCTTAAGAATGATGCTACTGTTCTGTTTCCATAACGTTCAAATTCTTTCTCATAAGTATCTGGAAGATACTGATTTAAGAAATCAAAGTTAGTAATATAATTTGTCTGTAATAAGACTTGTTCTGAGCTTGGCTGTAAGTCAAACCCTGGTACTGCATCTACTGCCATTTTTTTAGTTTTTTAAAATTATTTATTTATTTTTACTTCTTATTCTCAAACCTTTTCCACTTCCAGTATCAACCTGTCTTGCTTTAAATCCTGTGTCGCCTATTGATTGTGGAGTACTTCTTATGTTCATGTTAACATTTTTACTTTTTTTAGAAATATCTCCAACACTATCGGCTTTACCTTGCTCATAAAAATATTTTGCAAAGCGGTCAGGATCCATCGCAGCACTAATTGCTTTATGCCAACCTTTAGCATCTTTAATCAATCCATCATCTCCTAGGTATTTACCTATGAAATTATTTAGATCCATTTGTTTTGCCTTCATTTCCTGTGCATCTCCATAAGAATAACCTATCTTTTTATCTCCTATCTCGAACTCAAAACCTTTGAATTCAGAATTAAAAACATCGTTAGTTCGTTTCTCGAAATACTCATTCTTTTTAAGATTAGCTTCTTGAACTGTCTTAGATTCTTGAATATAACTTTTATAAGCATCAAGTTCTTTTTTCATTTCTTCAGAAACAGCTTTCCCACTTGACTCAAGAGGAACACTATATTTTTCTTTAAAATCATTAAGATACTTTTTTGCCTTAGAAAGTTCTCTTTTTTTAGCTATATTTTTCTTTTTAATCTCACCTTCATCATCTAAATCCTCATCATATGAAAATTTATCTTCAATTAAATAATGAATGTCATCATTATCTAAATCAGTTTCTGTTAAAGAATAATACTCTGCTAACACTTGGTCTTCGTTTAAATTATCGTAATCCCTATTAGCTTTTACGAAGTCATTAAATCCACGACCAGTTTCTTTTTTAAAATTTAAATATTTAGAAACATCTTCTGGTAATTCTTCGTTCATCTCTTTTTGAGTAAACAAATCATCTACAGATGATATATTCTTATTATATCTATTGTTAATATATGAAAGAACGTCTTCGTCCTTTATAGTTGGACCAACTTCAGCCTCTTCAGCTTGTGACACTTCTTCAACAGGTTTTTTATCTACTGACTTTTCAGCATTTAATTGTTGCTCATGTTTTTCTAAAAGTTGACTCTCTACTTCTTGAACCGATTTTGATTCTAAAGGATTTACTTCAGATACTTTAATTTCCATTTGATTTGATTTTTTACAAAGTTATATATATAATTTAAATTTAATTCTAATAAATCACCTTGGCTCGAATTGAGCTAGGTCAAATCCATCTAAACTATCTTCAGAAGATTCAAAAGTAACAGGCGGTAAGTTATTTTTCCTTTGCTCTATTAGTTTTGATTGCTCTGTATTAGCTTGAGTTATTCTTTCTGACTTGGCTTTTTCGCGTTGTGTTTCTCTAGTTTTTAAACCTTCAACCTCAACACCTTTTAATTTCATGTTAAGATTAAACTCTAAGTTCATTAACTCAGCTTTTATTGCTGCCTCACCTTGCATTCTTTTAACAGAGAATTGAGCTTTAGCTTCTTCTATTTGCATAGTAGCTTGAGTCTCCATCTGTATTTTCTGCATTGCAGTTTGCGCGGCCATTTGTTGAGACTGCATATTTATCTGTCCCTGTTGTTCAGCTGCTGCTGATTTTTGTTGCTGTTCTAAATCTTGTTTAGCTTTACGTTTAAGCTTTAATACTTGATTAGCTAATTTTATATTTCTTATTTCTCTAATATCAATAGCATCCTCTAAGTTTATAGAATCTCTTTGAAGAGCCATTTGAATATTAGCTTCTAACATTCTTTTTTCTTCTTCGTCTGGAACTATTTCTATAAAGATTCCAAAATCACTTAAGTATAAATCTTTAATCTCCTCTATTAGACCAACATTAAATTTACCTATTTGATTTACAAATTCTTCTTTAAAGTCAGAATACTGAAGCATATCTGCAATTCTACTAGACAATGCTGTACATAGTCTTTGTGACATATGAAGACTCGCATCTAATATATGTCTTGTTGCAGTGTTACTGCTTAAAGCTGCTAACTTTTGTAATCCAACTAATGCATAAGAATCTGGAGTAGCCCCATCTCTGGCCTCATTTAAACCAGTTACATCTCTAAGCATTGCTAAGTAGTGATTGTAACTACCTATAAGACTTTGAATTTTTGCTTGACCAGAATTACTATTTAATTGTTGAATAGGAATTTTAGCTTGGTTGTAGTCTCCATCTTGAGTGTAACTTCTACCAATAACACTACCCGTTTGAAAAAACATTCTTAATGCATCTTCAGGGTTATATGCTTGACCTGTTCCAAGATCTACTTCACTTAATCCATCAGCATCAATATATACACCATCTGGTACGACTCTAGATATTACTTGCTGCAACTTTAAATGTGTAATCTGTATTAAATCAGCGAAGGTTATCATTCTTCTAACCAAAGACTCTAAAGCTCCTTTATACATTCTTGGAGCAGAAGCTACAAACTCTGGATATACTTCTTGAGATGCTGATTGTGGTCTAGCCATGTTTTCTGACATTTCCCATTTAAGCAAAATGTTAGTACCCATAACCATAACACCCTCATACCAAACATCAATAGTTTTAGAAATTTTTTCAAAGTTCCCTTCATCCATCATTTCTTCTGTAGGATTAAAAGTATCATCTTTTTCAATTACTCTTTCAGCTCCTGCTGCATTCACTTTCTTTTTGTAGGTAAATGTTTTGGTGGTTTTATAATTAAAAAACAAAACAGTACAACTGTCTTTGCTAAACAAACTATTATTATAATATTGAGCTGTATTGTTGTAGTCATACCAGCTTTGTGAATAATTAGATATCTCTTCCATATCAGCCCTAGTTAAGCTAGGGTCAATCTTCATCAACTCAATAATTGGTAATGTTTTAATTTCACCCCAGTAGAAACAATCTTGAAAATTAGGGTCTTCAGTATAACTGTAAACTACACTAGCAGGGTCAACATACTCTACTTTTATTCCAGCTCCAGGCTGAAAACTATTTTTACATACTTGTATTCCTAAAACAGTTTGATCGTAATATAATCTTTTTTGTATTTCATTATATCTATTTTCTGCCAATACAGTATTAACAGCTTCTTCTTCAGCTATTTCTATTGAAGGCTTATATTTCATTTGCATATGAAGCGCCAGTTCTTCTGAAGTATTTGGAACTTCTTCTTCAGACATAGCAAAAGTGTTTACACCAAACTGCTCTTGAACCTGCTTCATCATGTCCTTAGCAAGCATATCTTTTTCTAGATTTACTTGATACTTACTTCTTTTATCCAAAGACATTCCGTCTTGAGCATAAGCATTTACAGTAAATATTCTGTCTGCCATTCCATTTACTACAATATCAACAAACTTAGGAATAATAGGGACGGGTGTCCAGTCTAAGTTAAGATAACTTAAATCTCCATCTACAGCTAATTCATTCTTGTACTTCTGAATAGACTGTTCTCCTCTAGCATAAAGTCTTAATCTATGGAAATCAGCCCATTGATTATAGAACCTACTTTGACCACCATCCTTTCTAAACCATTCGTATTGAATAGCTTGACCTATTTGTAATCCAAATTCAAAAGATTTTTTTTCTGCGTCAGAAACAAATTGACTAGGGAATCCTGTAGGATTAATATTTACTTTTACGTCCTTCATTTATCTTAAAATTTGGCTGTAACTTCCATTATTATCATATTTAGCAAAGTTAAGTTTTATTTTTGATTTCTTTTTTAAAGGTTGATATAGTGTTTTTTGACAAGCCATTATAGCTAATCCAGAACTAATTGAAGCATCAAACTTAGTTCTATTGTTTATATTGAATCTAGCCCAGTCTTCTAGAGTCCTTGTGAAATACATAGAGCCTATTGCATCAGGATCTCTGTAAGTTCCTTGCATATCAAATCCTACATTTTTTTCTATGTAAGACTCTATTGCTGCTGCGTGAGCCTGCTTTATGTCTTCAGAACTGTTGGGCATTCCACCTAATTCTTTTTCTGTTACAGATAGTTTATTATACGGTTTATCGGGTCTATTAATACTATAATTTCTATACCCTCTATTTTTAAAATGATATAACAATCTAGGTTTGTTATTTTCTATAAGTATGGGCATTCCATAAAAAACACAAGCCATTAATACATCTTCAAAAAACATTTCTGCTGTTTGAGGTCTAGCCACATATTCTAGAAAAAACTCGTTAATAGGCCCCTCATCCATATGAAACTTTGTTAGCCCATGTAATGCTCCATTAGAAGCACCACCACCAACAGTACCAGATATATCATAACTATCACAACCAAAAGCCCCCATGTGTTCATTGCCAGGAAGTTTTAGTCCGTTTCTTGTATTGTAATTATTCTGTAGTTGTTTGTTTGGAGTCCAAGATATTAAAAACCTTCCTTTTTGATTAGGGCTAAATATAACCTGAGTGTCTTTTACACCATCTTTCCATGAAAAAGAACCTCTTGTTAAAAACCTGTCTTTTATTAAAGAATCATTGTAATCTATTTGCTGATATATCTTAGTTAAATTAAATAATGATTGCTTGCTCTCATCTCTAAACGCATGAGATTCAGTTCTTGGAAACTGTCTATAAAATTCGTTTAATGCATCAGGGTCATCCTTTAAACTATCCACTTCAGCTTCCCAGTAATCAACAGCGCCTTGTTTTATGTATTCTCCATCTATACCCATTATTGGATTTTTTGGAGTTCTAAATACAGGCATTCCGTATCTATCTATAAAACCTTCCATGTTATATTCCATTGGAATAAACAAACTATACAAACCACTCTTAGTTTGTCCATTACGGTTTCTGTTATTGACTTTAGAATCAAAATATAATTTCTTACCATTATCTCCACCTTTTTCTAATGCATTAGCAGTAGAACCCATCATACATTTTCCAATAACTTTACTACCTAAACGCAAACACGTTTTTGTAACCCTCCAGTTATTTAAAATATTATTTGGCTTCTCCCATTTTTTAGATTCATCATGAATCAACAGTTTTAATTTTTCTCCATCATAACTGTTATCTCCTGTATTTCTCCAGTCAATAGATGTATCTAATCCTTCAACAACTGATTCATCTTCTTGATACATATTCTTTTTAGTAATCTTAGAAGCAGGAACTCTAAACGCTAGTTCTGTCTTAGGCTTATCCATACCGTCTTGTACGGGTTTAAAAAAGAAAGGGTAATTGTTTACAATTGGAACAACCTTATCTGTAAACATTTTTTTAGCATCAGCTCCTGTCTTAGACAAAATACCTATCCTAGCATCTTTACTTATTGTTCCTATGTTACTAGCCTCTTCACTAGCCATATAAGAAAATCCTGAACGCCTTATCTTTAAATAGTCTTGACCAAAACTTCGTTTATCTGCTTTGCAAGCTTCCCAGTGTAAATAAAATACTCTGTTAGCATCTCTGTATTCTGGAAGCCCAACATCTATTTTAGTCCATTGAATATACATATAATGAGATCCTGTAATATATGTAGGAACACCATTATTCATGAACCAAAATCCATCTTCTCTTCTGTCGAATTCCTGTTCAATGTAATCTACCCATTCATTCTTAAAAGATAATGATGTGTTATGCCATTGAAATATAGATTTAATTTTATGCAATACTTTAGGGTAGTCAAAAGGTTCCCAGTATTGTTCTTTCTTTTCTTTGCTTCTTGAATGTATTTTTTCAGGAGGCTTTGGCAGTCCTATTTTTAAGCCTTCAATTTCAACTATGTCTTGAATCTGACCAGTCTTTGATATAACTATAAAGTCATACTTTTCATTATAACCATAAACCCAGGCCTTACCTTTGTTTTTAGTGGTTATAACACTTTTAGGAATAAAATTATTTAATTCCTTAATTAAGCTATGTTGCTCTTCCTTCTGCAAATCCTCTTTTTGGTTTTTTTATTTCTTTACTAACTCCCTCAATTTCATTCTTTTCCAATTCTATTCTGCTCAGTATTTCAAAAGCATCAAATATAGCCAGCTTTTTTGTAGCTGCTGCATTCTTTAGCTTGTCTGCCGCTAACTCATCATCTTTCCCGTATTTTATAATATCTTCTCCAGCAACCTTTATTAATTCATTAACTGCTTTTTCACCTGCTTTTATAATCTTTAACTTAATCTTATTTACATCCATATTATATAGCTAAAGTTATTTGATGGTCAAACATTCTATACAGTTTTTCTCCATCTACCATAAACTCATATTCGCTTTCAGGTTTAAAAGAAACCTTGTCTCCATTGTTAACACCCTTACTAACTAGGTATTTGTTTGAGTATTTAACTAGACCCATTAACGGTTCTTCTTCTTCGTGGCTTTTTAGGTAGTAGTCTTCTTTTTTTACAGGCTTAATCATACAATATTTAGAATGTGAATTCCAAGTATCATTATTTTTGTACATAAAAAATTGATCGTTGTCTATAAAAAATAAATCATCTTTAAAAAAACTTTTTCCGCTCTTCTCTCTACCCTTC